AATTTTTGAAAATTATCCTTTTTTACTTCAGTTTTTTTAGTTTCAGTAAGTAAATCTTTTTTAGCTTGAAGCTTTTCTAGTCTTTCAGTATTTTTTTCTGCTAATGTAATACCTTTTTCTCTTTTTTGTTCACCTCTCAAAAACGCATCTTGCTCTGTTTCAAAATCTTGAGCTGCTTCTATCTTTTCACTACGTATGATTTGTTCTTTGGTAGCAGGTTTTGTATCAACAATAACCTTACCTTTGTCATCAAACTTTAAATCAACTTCTGGATAGGTCGCATTAAATTCTTTAGGTAGTCCTAACTTTAGTTTTACTCCAAGTTGTTTTGCACTGGTTACACCCAATCCTTTTGCAAGTTCTTTTTCAAATAAAACTAAACCTTGTGTCCTTTTTAATATATTTTTATCATCTTGATCAGCATAAAATTTTAACATTACTTTATCAATTTTATCATCTAAATTACCTTTGTGACTTATAATTTCAGATGCTGATTGTGGATCACCTAATTGGTTAAGAACAAATGCTGCTGTTATTCTTCGTAAATCAGTGAACGTACTTGGAGCTTTGTCTAATCTATCAAGCACATTTTTTGGTATAGCTTTAAACACATATTGTTTTAAAGCGTCATCTATTTTTTTATTTGTTAAATCAGGGAACATTTCTCCTGTAACGCTTGCTTTTGAGTGCATCTTTTTCATCAGTTCAGCAGTCACAGGTGGCATAACTTTTGTAGGACCTGCTTGTTTACGTGAACCTCTTTCAGGATTTACTTGCTCTCCTGTTTCAGGATCAAAATATGGTCGCTTTTGAACACCCCTTTCTGCAAGTTCTTTTGTTGTTCTCATCTCAAAGATATCAACTTGTCTTGATCCAAAAAGTTGAGCTACAACTGCTGCTCTGATATTATTATTAGGTATTTCACTTATACCTTTTCCTATAGCTTGAATTAACTGAGGACTATACTTTCCTAATTCTTTTCCTAATTTTTGTGACCCTTTTATTCCTGTAGGAAACTTTCCCTTTTTAACTTTATCTATAGCACTGTTAAGAGGTCCTCTATCTTTAAGAATTTGACTTACTTCATCATACGAATCATCTAATGACACTTGATTTATAGCTTTTGATAGATTGTCAGCAAATCCTTTTGGTTGTGCTGCAGCTTCTAATCTTTTCAAAGTAAATGATTGTTCAAACTTTTTAGCAAATTCTTTTGTGTCAGGAAACTCCTTGACGAGTGGAGCAGTATCCATCCCTTGAGTATACATTTTAGCAAGATAAGCATCACGCACGGTAAATTTACCTGAGTTTATCTTTGCTTCAACTTCATCACGTGTAGGTATATTGCCATCAGGAAACAACGTGTCTCTGATTGTTTGAAATGCTTTTATCTCTTTTTTATCAGCAGGACTTAACGTTCCTATATCAAATTCTTCTGCCATTTATCAATACCCAAATGTTTGATCTCGCACCTGATAGACCTGATTCTTGATGCCATTAAGTGTTTTATGAATCGACACATATCCTGTCATTCTTGTCATAAGCATATATCGTAACGCATCGTATGCGTGATCCTCTGCTTTTGTATCTACGTCTTCTGCGTTGGTTTTACTTAACGGTATACCTGAAAGTTGTTTTATTAAGTTAACGCAGTTTGGAAATATTCTTATTCGTGGCTCGTTTGTTCTTGGATCATCTGCAAGCCTACGATGTATTTCCATCTTTCCTTGTAATCTGTTTCTATCTGATGGTATCCAACGAACACCACATCTCATCATTGTCTCTGCTATTGAAGGGCCGAAACCTGTCTTGTTCCAACACGAAGAATCAAGTACAGTATAGTGAGGAGTCGGATCTTCTTGCTCTACTTGTAGTATTCTATCGGCTAGTTGCTCTGCTGTCAACTGTTTTACATATAACTCACGATAGACCCAGATATTATTATCCCAATCAATTGCACCCCATAACACACAAGAAGGACTCGCATAGCCATAGTCAGCCGCCCTGATACGTGGAAAGTTGGTAGGTAATTCAAAATTAGGGACAACATGCTTACTTCTACTAAACTCTGGGAACGCTGCACCTTCAGTGACTTCCCAGTCTCCTTCTAATAATCTTTTACGTTCAACTTCTGGTAGTGAACGCAACATAGCTTCGTACTGTCCGTCTGCCAACAAGTATGGATTGTCAGTCAAACGTGCAGGTATGAACCTACGATAAAATAGTGGCTCTCCTTCTTTGTCGTGACCTTTGGGCCACAAAAAAGGTTTACCTGTTTCAATATCCATTGCAGGAAAAGTTGATCCATGTTCAGATGGATCGATGTACATCTTCTTAACCCACCAACCACCAACCCCTCCGGGGTTCGCTGTGCATCGCATGTACAAATGCTCTTGTAATTCTTGATCTGTTGTTCTTAGTCGTGAACGGAGATAATCCCAAACGTATGGTGTTGGGTATTGTGTTATCTCGTCTATGCCTATCCAGTTAAACGCTTGACCTTGAAATCGAGTTACGTCTTTATCTTTGTCTAAGTATGTAAACCAAATCGTTGCACCTGATGGAAAGTGCCACGTTGATTTTGATTCTCTAAACTTTGCACCCGGAAAGGCTTTAGGATACAGTTGACGTGATTTGTCTATTAGTTCAGTAAGCTCATCAAGAGTACGCCTAAGAAGAAGCCCACGATGGTTGCCATTATGACAATACCTAAGGGGGTCAGCAAGAAGGGCAAAACTTTTTCCTCCACCTGCCGAACCACCGTAGAGTACATCCCTTTCAGAAGAGGAAAGGAACTCTTCTTGAGGGCCTTCATTTGGTTGAAAAATAATTTCACGCCCATCCACAAGCTGTTCAACAGCGTTAGGAAGACCGTGTAGATCTTCTTTATCGATAAGTGTGGACTCTGTATTATCTCTGAGTGCTTTATCGACTTTTGTGATCTTTTCTTTGAGTTTCTTTGCATAATGCCTTTTATCCTCTGCCTGTTTAGTAGCTTTTGCTGCTCGTTTTTCTGCATCTCGTAACCTCTTTTGTGATTGCTTACGTGCTTTTACAGCGAAAGAATAATAATAATTTGATTTAGGTGCGTTGGGATCTTTCTTAGGTCTCCCACGCTTTCGTTGTTCGGTCATTAGGGTAGTTTTATTATTTTAGCACTTGACACGCCTTTTATTTTAGTTCTGTTTTGAAACTTAGGACCTGTCTCGGCTCGTAATTTTTTTCGTTTTTGTTCTTGTTTAAATTTATCAAATTTGTCAATAGCACTTGCTGCACCTACTGCAATAAACGGTAATCCTATTGAAACTGCTCCTGCTATCTTTCCTGCCGTTGGGTTATCTTTAAGATACATCTCTCCAAACTTAGGCTTTTGACTTGTTTTTCTAGGCTGTTGTTTTTGTTTTTTATCCATCGATAGTTACCCCTTTTTTCGGTGGAAGTAGTACAACACCGTGTATAGCTTGTACGTTTACGTTAGTTGTTTCTTGTTTACCCAGTCCGACCCTGTTTAAAAGCGATTCTGCAGCCCTGAAGCGTAGATCGTCTCCTCTTTCAGGTACTGGGTTGTCAATTGTGCTTACAAGGCGTGTAGCCGCCTTAAATGCGTTCATAGACAGTACGTTTTGTGTACGTCTGATAATCTCATCTGCGAGTGAATTACGTAACCATGTGACCGATCCCTTCGCATATCCTGCTTTTACGGCTGCATCGGTTACATTTCCACCATTATCGAAGAGGTTTTCAAGAAACTGCTCTTGTTGTGGTGTTATTTCACGTTCTTTGTTTGGTTGTTTCGGTAGTAGATTTGGCACAACGGTATGCTCTCGGTTGCATATGAGGTCTGTACAGTGGTATTTCACTTACTATTTCGTAAACTCGTGTCAAACACATGTCTTTTGTTGCGTATGGCCCACGAATATCTTTTAATTCTTCACAATATCGTGTTTCTTGTGGCATACCCCACAGACATGCTAGTACAAATGCTTCAAACATATGCTTATTTTCTGTTAAATTACACGAATTGTCAATAAAAAGGCTAAATACACGTTAAAATACAATAAATACTTGGTTGCATGTGCTTTTATTGAGTATTCGCTATCTTTATAATAGGAATATACAGATAAATAGTCAAGTGATAAATTATTTTATTGACAAAACGTAAATCCGACTATACAATCGGAGTGTAACCCTCCGGGAAATACACCATACCCCCAAAATAACTGTTCTTAGTATAGGGACACGCCCTCCTGCAGCGTTAACTATATAGGTTATCCCAATACGTTGCACCGTAATGTGTACAAGTAACTAATTTACCAAAAAATATGTTGAGATTGCATACGTATATGTGGGTGGCCCCAGTGGCCCTATACACCCTATAGGGCAAAAAAATATTATTAATATTACACATTGACGACCAAAGGCAAAAAAGCCGACCTTTAACCAAAGTAGAATTGTATATTGCTATATTACGCTCGTGATAACTACCTTTTTTGATAGGCTGACAATTTTCAGTTAATAATACAACTTACCTAGAAAATAAACCTTTGATATGTATATTGCGTTTAAATCTACGTACAAAGCATAAAAGAATAATCATTTAATATTAATCATTTAAGTATTTATTAAAGGTATACGCAAAGAAAAACCCCCTTAACTAATGTTAAGAGGGCTAAGAGGAGGATTAGATATTATTATTGCATCAAATCAGTATTCAATGCAACAAGTTTATATTCACCAGACTTAATCTTTTTTCTGGTTTCGTGGATATCTTCACCAAGAAATACATTTCTATATCTTCCAGTTGTACTTGAATAATCCCAAGTATCTTTGTCAAGATATATCTGGTAAGTGTCACCGTCATCAACCTTAGTTGCAACAATAGAATTGTATGATTGAAAGATAGTTCTTTTTAAATAGTCTGATACTTCAGTAATAATGAATTGATTTACTACTGGTTTACCAACTCTGTTTTCCATGTTTTTTACCTTAATCATTTTCATTATTTAACCCCTTCTTTTTTTTTAGATAAAGCAATTAATTCTTCAAGATCATATTGGTGATGATCTTTAGCCATTACAACCCTCGAATTATCTTTAAAGAAATAATAACGACCATGATTTAAATCATCTTTTAATAATTTAGCATCTTTTTTTGATACGGTATTTGCTAACTTATTTTTTAATATTTCAACTATTTGATCGCTAGTAGTATTAATTGAAATAGTACCTACGTGATCGTTATTTTCATCATACATGCGAATATAAAAACAACCAAAATCACCAAACAAAGTAAATTGCATCGTAATACGTTGACCACCAATTCGATTAACTTTAAAATCGTTCTCTGGTTTATACTCGTTTTTATATAAAGTTATTGAAGTTTGATATTTTCCAAACATTTATTTTCTCCTATGAAAAAAGGCTAGATTAATTTCCAACCTAGCCTAATTAAATTATATTATTTCTATTTAGTCAAATATTATTTTTTTATAAAATATCGATCTAAAAAAGAATTATATAAAATTACTTGTTCTTCTTTAAATAATACTTCAAGCCAATCACGAACAACACCTTTTGGTAAACCAGTTCGCCTTACAATAGATTTAAATTTTAATCCATATGTAGCTTGGGCAAGTACAAAAAAGACAAGTCTTTTGTCTGAATTGACTAATCCAATAGCTTGATAATGTTTCCAAACACTTGATAATGACTTAGCCATGTCAAATATTCTGACACGACTACGTGATGATTTACCGTATTTCTTAATAGCGTTTTCACTTACTATTTCAATACCTTCGATCATGTCTGATATTTTTCTAACGTAACTCATTTGATTTGGCTCATTCTCATGTCTGTTATTCTTTGAGCAACTACCAAACCATTACAAGTATTGCAACATCTACCGTCAGCTAAAGGTAAAGCATTATTACCCTCGTACCAGTAAACATCTTCGTTTGGATTGTCTAAAGCTTTTC